TATGTGGAAAGATAGCAATGCTAACACGGTTATAGCATCGCAGTCGAACCAGTCCGCAGCCGGGTGCGTGTTCCAGATTTCAGGCGGCAACCTTCAGGTCCAGCAGACCATTAATAACAGCGCGATCCTTTCTGGAACGTACACGGTCACATCATGAAAACGAATGAACCTTTGACTGAAGCAGAAATGGATGCAATCGCGGAACGAGCGGCTGATCGGGCCTTGAAAAAGGTTTATGAGCAGATCGGCAAGTCTGTCGCTCAGAAGATTTATTGGTTTATTGGTGTGGCCGTAGTCGGCATGATGATGCTGCTGGCCGGAAATGGGATGTCAAAGCCATGATTGAAGAACTCGTTAGCCATGTTTTCGCCATGCGGAACGCGGCCCATTTGGCGCACTTTTCGACCAAATCCTATGCGGAACACAAGGCGCTGGGCAAATTCTACGACGACCTGATCGGCAAGATCGACACCATCGTAGAAGCGTATCAGGGCTATTACGGCCTGATTGGCGAAGTGCGGATTATGATGATGCCCAAGGACAAGATGGCGGACCTGGTTCGCACGGAACTTGGCTGGATTCAGCAGAATCGCGAGAAAATTGCCAAGAAAAACACGATGATCGAGAACCTGATCGACGACCTGATGCAGTCCTATTCATCGACCCATTACAAGCTGGTCAATCTGAAGTAGGTGACACATGGCTTTTGATCCCGTCTCAGCCGCCCTTGATATTGGCGGTAAGGTTATTGACCGCGTTTGGCCCGATCCGGCTCAGAAAGATGCTGCCAAACTGGAGCTGATGAAGCTGTACCAGAACGGCGATCTTGCCAATCTTGCGGCCCAGACTGAACTTGCCAAGGGCGCTGCCGACATCGTGAAAACGGAAGCCGCCGGCGGGTTTCTGGCGTCTTCTTGGCGTCCCATCACCATGCTGGTCTTTGTGGCCCTGATTACGGCCCGGTGGTTTGGCTTTGCCGCGCCTAACTTGCAGGAAGCTGAATATCTTAAGCTGTGGGACATCGTGCAGCTTGGCTTGGGCGGGTATGTGATTGGGCGCAGCGTCGAAAAGATCGTGCCGTCCGTTGCTGAAGCCCTGAACAAGAAATAGGTGAACCATGGGTTGGGCAGACGTACTCAAAGCGGTAATCCCGATCATCGTGGCGGCGCTGGCTTGGGTGTTGGGGCAAGTGTCGTCGGCCAATGAGCGGCTGGTTAAGGTTGAAGCGGCTATGCCCGCGCTTATCACCAAGGAAGGCGTCCCCACGGACTCTCCGCTATCGGCTGAACGTCGGGCTATCCTGAAAGAAGAATTGAAGCGCGAAATCAATGACTTACACGTCCGCGTCATGCTGCTCGAACAACTGAAGAAGTAAACTAAATGGCTCTTATCAAGCTTCAGTTTCGCCCCGGCGTTAATCGGGATCAGACCAACTACTCCGGTGAGGGTGGTTGGTTTTCTTGCGACAAGATCAGGTTTCGCTCTGGCTACCCGGAAAAGATTGGCGGCTGGATAAAGGCTACCCCCACGTCAATCGTCGGTGTGTGCCGTCAGATGTGGAACTGGGTTACCACGTTTACCGATAACCTTCTGGCGCTCGGCACAAACGTAAAAGTTTATATCGAAGCTGGTGGTTACTTCAACGATATCACCCCGTTGCGGGCAGTTGATCCTACCCTGTCGTCACCCGATACAGACAACTGCGTGCAGACAGATAACGGGTCTACTACCGTCATCATCAACCTTGCTGCAGCGCATAACGCTGTGTCCGGGCAGTACGTTACTATCTCTGGCGTAACCGGAACTGTTGGTGGCGTGCCTAACTCTGAAATCAACGCTAACCACGAGATTACGGTAATCGACACTGACTCTTTCTCCATCACGGTTACGACGGCGGCTACTTCCACAGTTGCGTCCGGTGGCGGCACAGGCATTAGCATCGACTTTGAAATTGAACCGGGCTACCCTATTCTGACCGCAGGTTATGGTTGGGGCACTGGTACTTGGGGTCGTGGCACTTGGGGTCTGGGTTCCACAGAGCCTGTTTACTTCCCACAGCGTGACTGGTGGTTTGATAACTTCGACAACGATTTGGTTATGAACATCCGCAACGGCGCTCCCTACTACTGGGAACGTGGTTCGAACCAAGACCCGTCTAGTGCCTTGGCTACCCGGGCTATTACGCTTCAAGCTTACGCCACCAGCCAAGGGTATAGTTCTAGCGCTGTGCCCGTGCAGGTTATGCAGTTGCTGATATCTCAGCAGGATAAGCATATTATAGCTATCGGTGCGGTTCCTTACGGCAGCACCAGCACGGCGGACTTTGACCCGTTGCTTATCCGGTGGGCTGACCAAGACAACCCGGGGCAGTGGACCCCTACCGCTACCAATTCTGCGGGTTTCTTGCGTGTTTCTCGTGGGTCCGCGATTGTCCGGGCACTACCTACCCGTCAGGAAATTCTCGTTTTCACTGACACCAATCTGTACTCGCTGCAGTTCTTGGGGACTACGGATGTCTTTGGTCTGCAGGAATATCAGGATAACCAGTCCATCATTTCGCCCCGCGCTGTGGCTACAGCGGCCAGTATCACGTACTGGATGGGTCAGGATAAGTTCTACGCCTATACAGGTCGCGTTGAAACGCTGGCTTGCTCCCTGCGTAACTATGTTTTTCAGGACCTTAACTACGCCCAGAGGGACCAGATCGTTAGCGGCACTAACGAAGAGTGGAATGAAATCTGGTGGTTCTACCCCAGCGCTGCTTCTTCCTATAATGACCGTTACGTGGTGTTTAACCATCTCGACAAGATTTGGTACTACGGCACCATAGAACGCACGGCTTGGCTGGACACCCCGCTTCGCGCTAACCCGCAGGCTGTAGAAACTTCCACGGACTACACTACCGGCTACCTGTACAACCACGAAGATGGCATTAACGACGGTGCAGTGGGTATGTCTGCGTATATTGAGTCCAACGACTTTGATATCGGGGACGGCGAGAAGTTTATGCTTTCCAAGCGTGTGATCCCAGATATTGGGTTTAACGGGTCTACTGCCGCTGATCCTGAAGTTACTTTGACCATACGTTCGCGCAATTTCCCGGGTAACCCGTTGTCCAGCGAAGCTGCTGACTCCAAGCTGGTTATCGAAACTGCAGTCGATACGTATACTAGCCAAGTGTTTATCCGGTCTCGTGCGCGTCAGATGGCGCTTAAAATCAGTTCTGAGACTTTGGGTGTGCAGTGGCAGGTGGGTGCGCCCCGTTTGGATGCTAGGGAAGACGGTAAGCGCTAATGGCCCTTGTAAGGTTCAAGCACACCCCACTGCCTAACCCGCCATCGGATTACGACCCCCAGTACGTGCGGCAGATGATCCGCGTGCTTGAGATTTACTTCAACCAGCTGGACTCGCTTACTCCGAACCAAGCACAGTCTTACACGGCTGATGAGTTTATTGGGGGGACTATTACCCTTGGGAGTTACACCAACGCAGAGAAGCTACTCCTTACCCCGGCTACCGGGATGATGGTGTTCGACACGACCCTGAACCAGATTAGCGTGTATTACAGTGGTGGTTGGCGGGTCATAAGCACGGTCCCCAGTACAACGGTAGCTCCTACGGGGGTATCGGCCACCGGGTCTATAGGCGCAGTTACAGTTTCCACCCCGTAGGGGGTTTGTTTCTAGGCTTTAGTTTTAGCGTAGTTGGTAATATAACCGTTTCAACGCCTTAATCGGGGCTCCAGATGCACTCCCTAGCGCAGCACTTACAATCCCAAGGCCGGGGGAACGACACGGTCCTAGTCCACATGACCCCCCGGGAAGTAGGGGGTTTGCAGGCTCTTGCTCAGTCTGCGGGTGGTACGCTGACCCGTAACCCTACCACGGGCCTCCCGGAAGCCGGGTTCTTGGACTCTATCCTGCCCATGCTTGCCGGTGCAGTGGGCGGCGCTCTAGGTATAGACCCGTATCTGGTAGCGGCTGGGGCTGGGCTGGCGCAAGGTGCAATTACTGGCAACCTTGAAAAGGGCCTTATGGCTGGCCTCGGGGCCTATGGCGGTGCGGCATTGG